GGCTGCTTGGCCAGTGAAATACGCTGCAATTAAGGAGGCATATATTGATGATGGAATTAACCCGAAAACAGGAAGACGGTGTAAGCTTCATAGATGTGACGAATGTAACAACTGTTTCCCTGCGTCCGAAATGCAAGCTGACCACATTGAGCCCGTCATACCGCTTGAGGGCTTTGATTCATGGGATGGCGTTATTGGCAGGATGTTTTGTGAGGTGGAGGGCTACCAAGCGTTATGCAAGGCATGTCACAAGGTTAAGACCCAAGAGGAAAATCGCATAAGGCGAGAGAATAAGAAGAAATGCAGTTAGTCATACCCGAAGACCCCGATTATCCAACATTAGAAATTGATGAGCAGTTTCTACGTGGACTCGTGGACACATACGGGATTGAGGCAGCAAACAACATTCTCAAGGATAGGAACAGGAAGATACGGCTGGCCAAGGAAGATCCAGCTAATTACGGCATAAAATTACCTCAATGGGAGGATGCTAAGAATTTATTATTAGAACACGACGAGTTGGTTCTATTTGGTGGGAACAGGTCATCGAAGACAGAATTTTGCACTGACATAATAGTTGACACCCTTATTAATGGCCCTTGCTGGAAAAACAAAGACGAGAGAGAAAACCCCATGAAGCCATTGCGCATTGGTTGCTTTCATAGTTCAGGATCAACCTCTATCTTCCAGCAACACGCAAATATATACAGGTATCTACCTCCCGACCTTAGAGACATTGAGAGGATCAAGGGAGACAAGAACACCAAGATTAATTACAATATGAGTGGAGGGTTTACCAATGACCACTTCATCCTCCCAAGCAAAAACCTGTGTCAGTTCTACAATTACAACATGGACATATCTAAGCTGGAGGGTGAGGAATGGGATGTTGCATGGTGTGATGAGCTTTTACCTAAAAACTGGCTCGAGGCCATCCGCTTCCGTCTTGCAACTAGATCAGGCAAGTTATTAGTTAGTTTTACCCCCGTAGCTGGATTTACCCCAACAGTGAAAGAGCTTGTTTCTGGAACAATGCTAGAGGAGAGTCGCCCAGCAGACCCCGACTTATTCCCAAACCTAGTAGGAGCAGACGGAAAACTAGGAACATTGGTAGAGGGATGCCCTAAGGGTGAAATGCCGTATATCAGAACCAATAAAAAGAATAGTCGGGCTGTTATATACTTTCATTCAAATATGAATCCCTTCAATCCTTACGAGAACATCGTAAAGAAATGTAGTGGCAAGCCTAGCCCAGAGGTGAAGATGAGAGCCTACGGTTACACTAACAGTATTGATGGCGGCGCGTTCCCCAAGTTTGGCAAGGAGCACATTCTCAGTCATCAAGCTTGGTTGGAGCAAAAGAAACTAGGTGGTTATAATTTCTGCGTGACAGATCCAGGCGGCAATAAGAATTGGTTTATCATTTGGGCTAGAGTTACCCCCCAAGGAGATGTAATCGTTTACCGTGAATGGCCTGATGAGGCAACATATGGTGAATGGGCAGAGGTTGGTGATAAAGTAGATTACAAGGCTGGCCCAGCTCAACGAATGGAAGGTGGCGCATCCTGCGCTACATACAAGAAGCTCATCCTAGAGCTTGAGGGTGGTGTATATGATCACGACAGACATGAATGGGATTATAGTAATAGCGAGGAGATAGAGCAGCGTATTATTGACCCTAGGTTTTGTAAGCAAGCGCCTGGAGGTGAAGGTAGCTCTATCCTTGACCTAATGCTAGAGGAAGACATAGGCCATGAGGGTTATGTTATTACCCCTGCTATGTATTGGTATCAGGCTACGGGTGGTGGTATGCGTGGCGGCATGACGGAAACGGATATAGGCATACAGCGCATAAATAATTTGTTGGATTGGAACCCAGAAGAGAAGTTGAGTGTTCTTAACAAGCCTAATTTGTATGTTCATGAGAATTGCAAGCAGACTATCTTTGCATTGCAGGAGTATTCTGGTATGGGGACGGATAAGTGTGCATTAAAAGACCCTGTGGACACTTTGAGATATTTAGTTGGAACTGCTGATAATTATCTTGACAGTGGGCCGATGGAGTGTTTAGGTGGAGGAAGCTATTAATTATGGAAGCTAAAAAGACTACTGCTAAAAAAGCAGCAACTAGAAAAAGCCTAACTGACGGACGCTTCAAATATATTGAGGCAGATGTCATTAAGTTTTTAAATATACCAAGATCGGTTATTGAGAACTTACGCAAGCGTGAGCGTAACCCCATTCCCGAATCAACATACAAAGCACCTCGCAAGGGTGTTAGTGCTGTATATGATGAAGGTGGGTTTAATATTATATGCTCACAGTTGGGATTGTGTAGTGCTGACATGAAGAAGCTCTACGAAGAAAAGCGTGTATTAGATCACAAGGGGCATGAATGGGCTATCGTTACCAATAATAGACTGCCATCGGGTCACGCTGTTAAAGCTCAATTGTGTGAGAGTGGTGAGATTGTCATTGTAGAGGTTGGGCCACGTGGTAGTGATGCTGCTGTTCAGTTTAAGCCTGACAAGATTATTTTGGTAAGAGATTTGAAAGACACCCCACCGCCAAGAGTGGGTCAACTAGTGAAAAGGAGAAGAATTTAATGAAAAAGGTTTACATAGCGGGGCCAATGACTGGCATTGCTAGTTTTAACTTTCCAGCGTTTGATGATAAGCGTGACGAGCTTAAGGCTAAGGGCTACGAGGTTGTGTCTCCAGTAGACATTGATAGGGCTCATGGATTCGATCCGATGGGGTGGACAGAAGAGGAGTGTTCTAGGGATTCTCTTCCTGAAGATTTCATGGGTGGCGCAATTAAGCGTGATGTTGATGCTTTGTTAAAATGTGATTGTATTTATATGCTTGAAGGGTGGCAGAAATCTGACGGTGCAAAGGCTGAGCTTGCTATTGCCCAATGGATTGGTTTGGAGGTTTTAAACGTCCAGATCATCACAGATGTAGATGAAGATGTATTAGAGGAGGCATTGCGCTTGACCTCTGGCGACAGGCAAAATCAATATGGCCCACCAGACCAAGACTTCCAGAGAACTGCCAAAATGTGGAGCGCATTAAAAGGTGTAGATTTTACTGCTTCTGAGGTTGCAATGTTTATGATTTGCATTAAGCTGTCTAGGCAAACGCACCAGAAGAAGCGTGACAATATTGTTGATTTAGCGGGATATGCCCGTTGTATGAGTTTGTGCAAGGATTAATTATGAGTGACGACACTAAGCCAGAACAGATCGAGAGGGTGACATAGTAGCCCTTTTGACCGTTCACCGCTCTAGGATGAGTATATCCATGCTCCAGCGCAAGCGTGGCAGTAAGAACGTATTCTTCCCCAGAGATATGGATGACGTAGCCAGCATTATCATGATCCAGAAGTGCTATAATAAAATCATATCCCTAGACGATATGAAGGGCTTTTGTAAAATTTGGGATGAAATAATTGAGAAATGGTCAGACATCGAGAAACTGCACGATGCAGGTAATGGGCGTGAAATGAAGAGTTTTCTTAAGAATATTAGCGACCCATACGCCTCCAACCTAGCAACGGGGGATTATTCAGGTAGTATTTATGGCTAAAGATCACCCATACCTAAAACATCACGTTATCGGCTTTAATCAGCTTATGGAGCTTATGGGCTGGAATGTGCCAGACCAAAAAAAAAGGCTTTCTTACGTCAATAAACTCCAGCAACTAATCAGCCACTTCGAGGAAAATGGGGATCTTAACCCCATTAGACCCTCTAAGCGAATGCATAGACTGTTCAAGGTTAGCGAGTTGCGAGAATGCTTCAAGTTTGATTAAAAAAAACTTGACAAATCGTAATTTTAGGCTAAGTATGCCCGTATACCCTCTAGACCGTTAGGCGTGTGCCTCGGTCTATACCCCTTTACCCTACTATAATATGGCAATGACCCCAGCTCAAATTAAAGCTGACCTCGATCACGTAGAGTCAGATGGCACATTTTACAGACAACGTCAAGACGTTAATTCCAAAGTTAGATATACCCGATGGGACGGACAGTCTGAAGACGGAAAGAAACACGAGAAAAACATAGGGGTCAAGCCATTTCCATTCGAGGGTGCTACAGATACCCGCGTTAGAATGGCAGAGGACATCATCAATAAGGAAGTTCGCCTTATGATGACAGCCTGGAAGAACGCTAAACTAAAAATTGCTGGCACAGAGATTACAGATGGCGAGAAAGCCACCAAATCCACAACCCTCCTTAATTGGATGGTTAAAACACAAATGTCTCCTAATTCACAAGATGAGACTAAGCTAGAAGCTGAATACAGACAGCAAAACGGCAACTACCTAACCCGCATCGAATGGAAACAGGAATGGGGAACAGAGCAAGACGAGATTACCGTCCAAGAGATGCAAGAGCTTGCCCTAGAGATTCCAGAGGTAGCAGAGTTGCTAGAATTAATTTTTGATGGTGGCCTTGACGAAGAGGCTGCACAGATTTTGGGACAGATAAGACCTGAGCTAACCGACAAAAAGGCTCGCAAAGTGATTAAGGAACTCCGCGAGAACGGAATAGCCACCTTTGATGTCCCCTATTTACGGGTTAATCGTCCAGAGTGGACGGCATTACGATCATACCGTGATGTATATTACCCAACATACGTAGATGACATTCAGCGTTCCCCTTGGATTGCTGAACGTAAATACTACACAGAAGAAGAGGTAAGGGAAAAGGAAAACTCCGCTGGATGGTCTAAGGAGTTTATTAACCGTGTCCTAGAGTATAAGGGGCGCGTAAGCTTAGACCAATGGTCAACCCAAGACCGTAACAAATTCGGTCGTTTGTTCAGCTATGAGGAGACAGTAGAAGACCAAGAAGACTTATTCGAGGTATATCACGTATACTACAAGTCTAATGGTGAAGAGGAAGACATAGGCATCTATCATTACGATATGACCTATTTTGACCCTGAAGTGCAGTCTCAACCAGCAGAGCTTCTAAACTACGATCATGGCTTATATCCGTTCGTAGTTGGTCGCAGAGACTATACGGAGCGTGGTATCATCCAATCTCGTGGTGTAGGTGAGATTTGCCAAACATGGCAAGGAGAGGTTAAGATTCAGCGTGACGCATCAGCAGACCGCACAAGCCTAGACATGATTCCGCCTATGCTGGTTAAGTCTCATCGTGCAGGAACACCTATTCAGTTTGGCTCTGGTGTGCAAATCCCTGTCCGTGACCCCTCAGAGATTCAACCCTTACAGCTACCTAATAGCCTACAAAACGCTGAGCTTATCATTCAGCAGACATGGCGAGAGGTTAATAGCTACTTCGGGCGTGACCCAGAAGACCCTCAAGGCAATCAAGTGTATAAGCAGTCCCTAGTGGATAGCTGGCTAATGGAGCAACAGCAGAAGCTAGAGCAAACATTCCAGCTTATGCAGCAGTTTATGCCTGACATGCAAGCCAACATTGTTATGGGTGGCGAGATTGTTCCTTTCGAGTTTAGCCGTGAGGAGATTCAAGGGAAATATGACATTAGCGTCCAGTTTGATGTTCGTGACCTAGACCAAGAGATGGTCAAGGAGCGTATCAACGGATGGACAACCCTAAAGGGTATGGACTCAGAGGGCATTGTAAACATGAGCCCACTCATCACCCGCATTGCCGCTTACATTGACCCAATTGGAGCGCAAGAGATTATCAGCTCACCACAGCAAGCAGGACAGCGAGAGGCTATGAAGGCACAGGATGTCCTTACTAAGATATTTGCAGGCATTGAGCCTCCTCCACCTGACGAGAATACAGCAGCACAGCTACAGCTTCAGGTTATACAGAATGAGCTTCAGAAGAACCCTCAGTTGATGCAGCGTTACCAGCAAGAC